GCTTCTTGAATTATTGAATCATCAGATACTTTTCTTACCCTATAATAAACGTCATTTGTAGAAATTTGGGGACCTCTTTTTAACCAAAAACCAATCCTTAAAATACTTCTATTGGAAACTGTTGTTTCTACTTTTTGACCAGTTCTTGTAGCCGAAACTTGTAACGGAATATTTGTTGTACTTCCAGAGTGTCCTTGATAAGGTGGATAATATTTTGCAACTCTAATTCGAGCATTTGTAGTTTTTGATTTTGAATATGAAATATTAATTTTAGCATTAGAAGTTTGAGATTTACATTGAGCGATTAAAATTCTTGCATTTGCGCTTTTTGTTTTTAATGTTCCAGAAATACTAATTGTAGCATTAGCTATTTTAGTTTTTGTTTGAGGAACTAAGATTTTTGCATTTGTTGCCTTAGTTTTTGAATACGCAATTAAAATTCGAGCTTTTGCAGTTGCAGATTTTGATTGATTGATTAAGATTCGAGCATTTGCTTGTTTTGTTGGCGTAATTGTAGTTTTAATTGTTGCATTTGCAGTTTGAGATTTACTTTTATTAACAATAATTCTTGCATTTGCAGTTTTAGTCTTATCTTGTGAAATTAATACTCTGGCATTTGCAGTTTTAGTTTTAAATTGATTGATTAAAATACGTGCATTAGAGGTTTTAGTTTTTGACGTTCCTGAAATAGAGATTGTAGCATTAGAAGTTTGAGATTTACTTTTATTGACAACAATTCTAGCATTTGACGTTTTTGTTTTGGTTTGTGAAATTAAAATACGAGTATTTGTGCCTTTTGATTTCGTGTACCCTATCCTAACCATAGCATTTGTAGCAACATTCTTACTTTGACCTGAAATATTGATTCTGGAGTTCGTATTCTTTGATTTGGTCTTGCTGGATTCAATTCTAGCGTTTGTACTTGCAGGTTTTGAATATGTAATTTCTATCCTTCCATTTGCAGATACGTTTTTACTATAATTAATTAAAATTCGAGCATTTGCTTGTTTTGTTGGAGATATCGTTGTTATAATTCTTGCATTTGTGTTTTTAGATTTAGATTTATTTACTACAATCCTTGCATTAGTAGTTTGAGTTTTAGATTTTGGAACTGCAACTCTAGAATTAGAATTTGCAGATTTAGAATATGAAATTAAAATTCTTGCATTGGCTGTTTTTGTTTTTATAGTTCCTAAAACTTTAATCGTAGCATTAGTTCCTTTAGTTTTACTTTTAGTTACAATAACTCTAGCATTTGCTGTTTCAGATTTAGTATCGGATATAGCAATTCTGGCATTAGCCGATACCTCTTTTGTTTTTTCTTCAGACGTTTGAATTTTTGCATTTCCAGTTGCAGTTTTAGATTTTGGTATTGCTATTCTAGAATTGGCAGTTTTAGTTTTAGAATATGCAATTAATATCCTTGCATTAGAAGTTTCAGATTTGGTTTGATCCAAGATTTTAATTGTAGCATTTGTAGTTGCAGTTTGTGATTTAGGAACTGCAATTCTTGCGTTTGTTCCTTTTGTTTTTAAATATGAAATTAAAATCCTTGCATTAGTCTCTTTAGATTTAGAATATCCCGATACTTTAATTCTTGCGTTGGCATTTTTAGTTGGAGTAGTAGTTGTAATAATTCTAGCATTAGCATTTTTAGATTTGGATTTATTTACAACAATTCTAGCGTTAGATGTTTTAGTTTTTGATTTAGAAGCTGCGATTCTTGCATTAGATGTAACAGATTTAGAATATGCAATTAAAATTCTTGCATTAGCGTTTTTAGATTTAGAATATCCTGAAACTTTAATCATTGCATTTGCAGTTTTGGTTTTAGATTTTGGAACAGTTACTCTAGCATTAGAATCTTTAGATTTAGTATATGAAATTTTAATTCTTGCATTTGAAGTTTCAGATTTGGTTTGATCTAATACTTTAATTGTGGCATTTGCAGTTGCAGTTTTTGATTTTGGTATTGTAATTCTTGCATTAGCCAAAGGAGCATAAAAAATACGATAAGTCATATCTGCGGCAGCATTAGTACTCCAAGATACCCCATAATATGCAAAAACACCATCCGAGACATTACCCGCATAAGTTCCAAGAACCCATTCAAAAGATTGTGTTGAACCCGCATATTCTATAGAAATATATACTTCTTCGTTAATTGTTACTGGATTATCAAAATAAACTTGTTCAAATTTAGCAACACTATCTATTAAATTAGATGCATCTCCCCAAACTTTGCTGGCTAAAATATCATCATTTGATACTTTTCTTATGGCGAAAGTAACATTCCCTGTCGGACTTCCCAATTTAGCAATAGAAGCTCCAAAACCTAATACTGTTTTATTAAGAGTTCTTTTTTGTGCTACACGAACACCATTTCCATCTACTCCCAAAGCCCAAGTATTGCCAGTTGAATCTTGAATTAAATTTGTTCCTTTTTTAGGTACAGATATTCTAGCATTAGATGTTTTAATTTTACTTTTATCAATAATTTTAATTCTTGCATTGCTTGATACATCTTTTGTTTTTTCTGTAACAATTAAAATTGTTGCATTGGCTGTTTGAGTTTTAGACCTTGAAAAAACTATTTTTGCATTAGCATCTTTTGTTTTAGATTTATTAAGTTTAATTGACGCATTGGCAGCTTTAGTTATAAAATATGTTACCCAAATAACTGGTCCTGAAACATAATTAATTGTAGCATTTGCAGTTTTTATTTTTGACTGTGGAACTGCAATTCTGGCATTTGATGTTTTAGTTTTAGATTGGGCAGTTAAAATTCTTGCATTAGAAGTTTTAGTTTTAGTATGAGGAGTTACAGGAGATCCACTATTAACAAGCCCATCAAAAGCACAATTTGCATTTGGATTCATTACAAAATTAGCATAATCATCTATTGAAATAATATCTGAATGAGTTATATCAGCATATTGTCCAGTTGTTGACGCAGTAATAGACATCGTTAAATTTCCATCTGCTCCATTAATACGAGTGTTAACAGTAAAATTAGACGTGGCATTATTTAAAAACATATTAACCATAAAATTTGATAAAGTTGTTGCTTCTTTAAATTTTACTTTTGCTAGATTTTCATCAGTCATTGGGCTAACTCTACCACCAATTCTTGTGTATACTGTTCCGCTTTTTCCAAAAGTACTTGAAAAATAAGATGCAAGTGTTCCGGCCGCCGAAAATTCAACTTTTGGTCGAAGTACAAACATACTGCCACTACTTCTTGCATTTGTTATACGCATTGCAAGTAAATCATCTATTGAAATACTATCTGAATGGGCGACATCTTCAAAATCTCCAGTTACAGTTGCAGCATAAGAAATAGTTAAATTACCATCTGCACCATTTATTCGATTAGTAATTGTAGTAGTAGCATTAGTTGTATTTGAAGGAACATTACAAAATAAATTTTCCGCAGTACAAGCATGATTAAATTTTTGTTGACACGTTGTTTCACTGCCTCCTTGTCCTGATATGCTAAAATAAGAGTCTGTTGAACCATATATAAAATAAAATTTATAAGCTCCAAAAGAATGGCTACCAGAACTGCAAGTTAGTATTGAACTAACATTTACATAAGTTGCCAGGCCAGTAGTAGAAGTGAGTGGATCAAAATAATAATTTATTTTCTCTCCTGCTGAAAAAGAATCACTATGAACAGTATCTTCAAAATCTCCAGTAGTTTCCGCTGTAACAGAAATAGTAATGTTTCCAGCGGCACCATCAATTTGAGTAATTAAAGAACTTGCTTCATCTAAAGTATTAGCGGTTATTCTAAAACATGTTTCGGAAAGAGTTCCTGCAAATCTTAATAGAATTTGTCCATAATAACTTGAACCATCATTAAGACCTGATTCCCCAACTAATGCTAAATAACCGACTTGTGCAGAATTACAAACACCAATAGTTTGTCCTCCTACAATTAATGTGCTCATTAGTCTACTCTGGTCTTACCAAGTGTTTTTGCAATTTGGCGGAATTTTTCTTTTGGTTCAAATCCTTCTATTTGTGAAACTAAAACTCTATCTTTATTTTTTCCTTCAAAAGACCACTTATACTTTAATTCTTTTTTTAATTCTCTTTCATCAGAATTTTCAATAGGTTTTCCTATTTCTGGTTCTTCTTCTAATGCATATTTTAAGAATTTATTTTTTCGTTTATTTTCATCTGTTACTATTGAATACAGTTCTTCATCTGATAGTTCATTATGTAACTCGCAACGAGTAATAACAGTTTTAAGTATATGTTTTCTTTGTTTGGTAGGTAAATCTGCGTCCCATTCATATTCAAAAACGCATCCGCATGTGTCAGGACTCCATCTTGTTATATTCTTTTTCATTTAAATCCCCCAACGCAGAACCAAAAATAGACCATTGTATTGGTTCATGCCATTGTATTGGTAATTTAAAAAAAGAATTAGTGTTATTTAAATATAGCTAGGTTACTTGAGCTAAAATTTCTACTCTCTCTGCAGGAAGTTCAAAATTCGTAGCATTATTCCAACACCAAACAAACCAACCTTCTGCTTCACTACCTATAGTTTGATAAGCTGTTGTAAGTACAACTTCGTCAGTTCTACCATCTTCATCATTACAAATATAATCAATACCTGTAATCGTAGCATTCATTTTCATTTGAAGTGTACCAGACGCAGAAGCATTTACTTTATATATTGAATTTGTCGCATTTTGATAATCTGGAACCACATAAGAATCATTACATTTTCCACCTGAAGGAATTGGAGTTCCTTTGCATAATCTAAACGTAGGCCCTCTATATCTAGAAGCATTTATCCATTTACTTCCTCCACTCCACATTGAAAAATTCCATAAAGGTGGTTCTTCTACAATTAAAACTATTGCAACGCCATTAGTATCTGCATCCTTATAAGCATTTAAATAATGTGTAGAATCTATTTTAACTAGAGAACCGCCTCTCTCTCCTGGATCTGCAAATATAAATTCATTCTCAGAGGATACAAGTTTTCCATCTACTGTTAATACTATCGTTTTCCCCTTGTTTTCACTTTTATAAACATTTAAATAATGTGTAGAATCTATATTAACTAAAGAATTAAATATTGGCAAAATACTAAATTCATGTATTGTTCCATTCGTTATTGTCAAATCAGTTTCATTAACAATTAATGCTGTTGCTCCCTTTCTCTGTGTAACTAAATAATGAGTAGAATTTATTTGTGCTAAAGAAGGATAATTCAAGTAAGTATCAAATATATGTTTTGTTCCATTCGTTATTGTCAAATCAGTTGTATTTACAGTTAATATAACTGCCGCAGCAGCATTGCTAGTAGTTTTATAAACACTTAAATAATGTGTAGAATCTATTTTACCTAATTGATTATAATTACTATCAACCGGATCAAATTCATAGCTAGATCCATTTGTTATTGTCCAATCAGTTGTATTTACAGTTAGAATTCTTGCAAATCCATCAATACCAACACTCATATATGTAACCAAATAATGTGTGGAATCTATTTGAATTACAGGAGCTTTATTCTCATAGAAAGCAATCTCAAATATATGTTTTGTTCCAGCTGTTATTGTCAAATCAGTTGTATTTACAGTTAATATAACTGCAATTCCCTGATTAGTGGCTTCACGATATACAGTTAAATAATGAGTAGAATCTAGTTGAATTGGATGTAATGCAATACCATAAGCGGCATTACCAAACACAAGCTTACTTCCCGAAGTTACATTCCAATTTGTTTCATTAACTTTTAAAATTATAGCAGTTACATTGGAAGTATCAGTACTTTTATAAACATTTAAATAATGTGTAGAATCTATTTTACCTAAAGAATTATAATCATTTACATTTGTTTCAAATTCATATTTAGTTCCAGCACTTATATCCCATGCAGCCCATTCTAAACATTCAAAACCTTTAATGATTGGAACCCATTCTATGTTCTCATTCAAGAGGGTATTTGTAAATATACCAATCTTAATATTTTTATTAGGTAATTCTTTCAAATCATTAAATACTGTCCAATTAGTTCTTACTGTATTATAACAAGATTCCTTTTCACCATTAAATAAATTTTCACAAATTTCAATATTATAATCAATTCCATATTTAAATGTAAGATTTCTTTTTATAAATTCATAATCCTTCTTTTTATCATAGAAATGAATTTCATCAAACAAATTTATTCCATCTCTATAATCAATAAGTAAAAATTCTGCAACTTTAACATCTTTCCCAGCAAAAGTATAAACCGTATAATCAGAAGTTAATTGTAAATTAATCAAAGGTTTATAATTTTTATCTTCAATCAAAATTGTTTTCTTTAAAGCATTATACGATTTAAAATTACTAACAACACTTGGAACTCTTATAGTATCAATAGTTCTTAAATCATTTATATATGTCTCATTAATTATTTTTTCTTTAATAGTATTAATGATAATTTCTTTACCATTTAAAAATATATCGGGATCAAAAAAAGCGTCTCCTTCAAAAACTCTAGTTCTTATTTTTAATTTCCCATTTTGAAATCTTTCAACTCTAACTATATTATCTAATTCTTTTTCCCAGTTATTTATTATATCAAAATCCATTAATATGTGGGCTTGTTTATTAGTTGAATCAACATAAACTTGTTTTTCTTCAATTTTATCTAACTCATCATAAGTCCATAAGAAATAAACTCTTAAATCTTCCTCAGTTGGAGTCCAACTAAAACTTTCTTTAATATTGTACTCTGTAATAACAAATTCTCTAGTTAAATTTCCTTTACTATAGTAAATTGTTTGCTTTATAAATGTTGTATTATCTTCTTCATAATATGATAAATTAGAATATTTATCTCCTCTTGCTTTATACATAGTAGTATATCCTTGACCATTCCAGTAATAAATATTTAAATAATCTTCAAATGCTAAATTTCTTCCATCATAAACTTTAAAAACTCCTTCAGAATATTGTGCTTTAACTGAACCATCTTTTAAGATTATAGAAAACTCATCAGAATCAATAAATATAGTCAAACTTCCTAAAACTATTGTAATTAAAGTCGCTGCTGCAATTATCCAATTTTTAACTTTCATTTCCCTTCCATGAATCTTTTAATTTATACTTTCCACTCATTGCATCATATAATAAACGATTTATATCTAATAAATTTAATGTTTTTAAGTGTCCACAAGGTTTTGAAGAATCAACAAAGATTTTTATGTTGTTTTCTCTAACTTTTAGTGAAAAATGATAATCTTCTCCCACAATCATTAATCCAAAAGAATCATATTCAAATTTGAACCAAGGGGGTTTAATTTCTTCAATAACTGAACGATGAACCATTAAACAACCTGTTCCTATACCATCTACTTCGATTAAAGAATCATCTCTCTTTTGAAAATCAGATAAAATAACAGGCATCAATATGCCATTTTTTAATTTCATAGCACAAGGTTGTGGAACTCCTTTCTTCATAATCATAATCATTCCAGACATAATTTTCTGTTTATGTTCAACCATTTTTAAAATACTTTTTGGAGGACTAATATCAGAATCTAACATTAAAACGTATTCAATGTCTGGAGATTCTAATACTTTTTTAAAAATCATATTTCTATTTGCATCAACAGGCATTCTATAGCTAGTAGAAACTTCTATTTCATACCCTTCTGGTGTTTCTAATTGAAGTAATGTTTCAAGCAAACCAACAGAAATTTCTTGAGAATGTGGACCACGACATAAAATTGCAACTAATATTTTTTTCATTTTAAATTCTCCAATAATTCTTCAAGGTTTTCACAATGTTTTGCTACGCCTTTTGATTGTATTAAATCTTTTTGAGATCCTGTATAATTATTTTTAGAAATTAAATCATATAGTCTTTTAGATTGTTCAGTTTCTCCAGGTTTATATGTTAATTTTCTTTTTATACTTTCATTAAATATCGTTCTTGCTAAATGTTCTATTTGTTCTAAACTAAATCTAATGTGTTCTCCAGTTTCTTTTAATTCATACCATTTAAAAACTTCCTTTAAATCTGTTTCTAATTGATTATCAGTAGGAGTATTTGGATTATAATCTATAGGGCTTTTTAAGTCACTTAAATCCTGTAAAAAAACTACTTGAGGACTAAATGTCAAAAAGGTTTCTGGTGTTTCTATTTTTTTAGGTTTTAGAAGTTTCTCAAAGGTAAAATCATATGCAAATAATAATTTTCGATCTCCCCACCATCTTTGTCTTTCATCTTCTGTTATTTTATGTTTGCTTTTTAATTCTTTAAATCTAGATAATGAAACTGCTTTTGGATTCTTTAAAACAATCAATCCATAACAATGATCTCCACCAGTTAAATATAATTTTTTATCTACCATATCTTCGTATAATTTATCTTTAATTATTAACTTTTTATTACCAAACCATAAAAACTTTGCTTGTGCTGGTGTTAAACATAATCCCTCTCTAGATTCTGTAAGATAAGATCCTGAAATTAATGAAAAGTTTATACCTTCTTGTACTAATTCAAGTTTAGCCACGCCTTTCCATGTTTTAAGAATATCTTCTTGGTCTGATAGTATGTAAATTTTCTTTACATGTTTTTCTTGTAATGTTTGTATGTTTTCTTCATTAGAAATAATAAAATCAACATGATCTAAATACTTTTCAGATTCTATTGGTAACTCAAAAAGCGTATCTGCCCACACTAAACTGTTTTCTATTCTATATCCTACTCCATCTTTAATTTCAAAAGGCACAATCATACTTTCTTGTAATTTAAAAGAAGAATAAGGTTCGATAGTTATAAAATTCAATTTTTCGTCTATTTCTTTTTGAACGCTTTCTTCGCAATAGATTGGTATATTTTGATCCTCTTTCCACTCACAAAAATCTTTAATTCCTGTTACTGAAGAAGAATTAGTTATTAAAACTGCATTAATATTCTTTGGAGAGATACCTATTTTTTCTATGGATTCCTTAAAGTTTTCATTAAGATTTATTAAAAAATTCTTACCTCTATAGTTAACTAAACCACTAGAGGTTATTCTTTTTTTTTCAGAAACACTTTCAGATAAGTGTCCCATGTTTAGGATATATAATTGCAAAGTAAATCACCTAAAGTATTGCAGGGAATTCTTCCATCTTTTTAATCATTTCAATTAGTGCTGGATTATCAGGAGCAATTATGCCTGCGTCTACATATGACAAAAGTCTATCTGCTTTTGCAGTTAATTCTTCTACACCGATAGGGCCCCATTGGAATTTTGGGTATGTTGAAAATCCTTCTAAAGTTGAAATTCTTCTAAATATCTGCATTTCAATTGTTTTTGAAGTTCTAGAAATTATGTCTTTTAAACTTAACTCAAATAACTGATTCATTTTATCAAGTATTGAACGATTTAAGTCTCCTCCTCTACCTGTAGCATATGGCTTAGGAATACCCATTCCTGAAATTACATCATCTCCAAAATACTCTAAAAAGTCTTTTAAAGATGCTGGATTCTTTGCTTCAAGAACATCTAATTTTACGTGATAAGGTATTGCAATTTCTGTACTATAAACTGCCTTTTTCAAATTTGCTAAAATGCTTTTAATTTTTTCTGGTGAAGGTTCGTGATTTAAATCTCCTACTGTAGCATATCGTATTGGAAATAAAGTTGAATGTGCTTTTTCCCCATAATCTCTTTCTAAATTTAATTGTGTTATAATATCATGATAAGAAGGTTCAATAAGACCAATTCCATAAAATCCCTCTCCAACAGTATACATCTTAAGATGTGCTACATTTTCTGGAGGAAGAAAAATCTGATTGGATTCAAGTTTTACTATTTCTGGAAGTCCTGTTTGTTGTGGAGTTATTTGCATTTGTTGTGCTTCATAAGGCAAGGTTTGAACGAACCCTAAAGGTCTTCCAAATCTATCTAACGCAATACTTTCCCCTTTTGTTTTTGCATAATCTATTTTTTTAGGATCAATCAACGCAAGATCTACAATTTTATCGCCTGTAGCATTATAAATTAACTCAATATACGCTTCTCCATAAATACATTGATAACGGAATATTTGATCTAATAAATCATCCCATGTAGATTCATCACCAACAAAACCAATATTTGCTAAAAAAGCATTAAAGTAGCTAAGTACCTTTTTATCTTTACAAACTAATTCTGGGCTTCCGCTTAAAATAGTTTGAACAATTTTGTTAGTAGCATTAAATACAAGTGGGCTTTCATAATAGCATCCTTCAAGTTCAGAACGAGCTATTCGTGGACGGAGTGGTGTTGATTTTTTTGATTTAGGTTTTCCTTCAGGTTTTTCTTCTAATTCATACGTTGAATTTATCCCAAATAACTGGGACATTATTTTCATAGTAATAGTATTAGTAGCACTCCTATATAAAAATTTGCTTTTTTATAAAATCCAAACCCTTAAAAATTATTTATTTTGCTCTACTTTGTTGAACTATTCTTGGAAGTTCTTCTTTAATTAAATAATATGCTAATCCATATGCTAAGAAAGTATACCAACTAAATTTCACATTTAAAAATATGTAAAATACATAGTTAATCATAATACCATAAGAACCAGCTAATAACCAAAATGCTTTCCAATCCCTAGCACTTTGTCGTACTTTTGTACTCTTTTTGAATTTAGCAAACCTATGTTTTAAAGTAATTTTCCTCTTTTTAGATTTTGCTTTAGGTATTTTTTTCTTCTTAGGAATTTTGGGTTTCTCTTCTAATTTTATTGGAAGTTCTCTAGAACATCCACCATCTTCAAAAGAATAATCCCAATCATATAAAACTCCAAATTTAATTAAAGTCTTTCTAACTTTATACTTTAATTGTGCCCATTTATATTTAATTTTTTTAATAAGCGATGTCATCTAATACTTCCCTCCTAGCAACAATTTCTCTTGCTGCCATTGCTAATGATACTACCATATCATCGTGAGCTGCAGAAGACATATAGGTTTCACGACCAGTTGCAGTCTTCCCTTTACCAAATGCAGTTAATTCTTTATATAGTTGATCTATTATTTGTTGAGTTCTTTCCGAATCTGGGTTATAAGGTATGATTAAATTTCCAGATTCCACTAATCTTTTTAAATTTAGTAATAAATCTATTCTATTTCTAGATTCAAAATTTTGTCCTCGTACTGGTAAAAATTTAGTTCTTAAACTTTGTAAAATTGATTGTCCAAACTGAGTTTCATCAACTACAATTTTTTCGTAATTAAAAAGACCATGTAAATCTTCTATATGTTGTTCTTGCGCATCTAAACTCATTCCTCTCATCCTATCAACTTGTTTAATAATTACTTTACCATCTGGTTTTTTAGCTAAAGTTGTAAATACACTATAATCTCCTTTTTTAGATACTGCAAAATCTACTCCTAAGAAATATAATTCATCTAATTCTGGTTCAGAACTTAATGACATTTCTTTATTAAAACACTCTAATACATCATTCGGCATATATAGTGATTCTTCAACGGCAATAGGTTTACACAGATATTCTCTTTCATAAGCACTAGTTCCTACATTATCTTTAATTTGTGATAATTTCTTTTCATTAAAAACGGAAGGATAAATTGCTACCCCTTCTGGAGTAACTGCAGGATACACCCTAGTAGTAAATCCTTTTCTTGTAGCTAATTTTTGCATTAAATCTACTTCTGAAAGCGGAGTAGAAATTGCTACAACTGTGCCATCTTTTCTTTGCGCTCTAGTCATAACGAACCGATCAAAAATCTCTGCGGGTTGACATTCTGCTGCTTCATCTATTAGAATAAAATTAACGTGTAATCCTTTAACTGTATGTTTCTCTGCATTATATGGTCTAACATAAATTTTAACTCCATTATCTAAATTAACTTGAATTGCAGACCATTGTTTTTCTCGATCCGCAGACTTAAGTTTTCGTAAAGTATCTGATTCTGAAATTGTATCTTTAATTCTTTCTAAAAGCATTTTAGATTGAGTCATAGAACTTGAAACAATTAATGCTTCCCATTTTGGAGTAAATAAAGCCTTCCATAATACATAAACAATACCCAAAATTGTAGATTTACCAGAACCAGTAAATGCCGTAATAGCTACGTTTTTATTTTGTTCTACTAATTCCACCCATTCTTGGTGAAATGGTTCTATTTTTATATCTCCAGGAATTGCATTTTCAGCAAAGAATTTAAAGGAACTTCGACATTTAGTTATAAACATTATTTGATCTTCTTGATTCATTTTTTACCTCTTTTAGTTATGTAATATGTTAAAGCCATAGTTGCAGATGCAACAAAAGAAAGCGCGGCCCAAACAAAAAATACATTATTCCAACTTCCCGATGTTTCTAACACTAAATATGGAACAAGAATCATAATAATTGCAGTACCAATATAACCCATTCCATCTATAAATCCTGTAGATGCTGCAACAATGCCTTCTTTTTGTAATCTGCTAGGATAAGTTGTTACTAAAAAAACATGGGGGCCATATAAAAAAGCACTACTCAATAATACTAACAAAGTTGCATAAAGTCCTGTTGTAAATGGGAAAAAAATCCATGTAATACCCATAAGAGCTAAAAATATAATGCTAATTAATTCTTTTCTCTTAGTAAATTTATTATAAATTAATGTGCCTATTACTCCTGCAATAGGAATAAATATTATTTTTAAACTAACGAATCCAAAATCTGCAATTGCAAAATTACCTTTGAAAATATAATATGTAAAAAGCCAAGTCATAACACCATAACGAACCATATTTAAAAACATTAATGAAAACCCACTAAGTACAATTGGTAAATTTAACGTTTTTTTAATTTGTTTTTTAATTGCTTGCTTTGCCTTTTGTTTTATTTGTGGTTTTGTAAAATAAAGTAATACTCCTCTAAAAATTAAGAAGAAACTAGCTACAAAGAATCCTGCACGCCACCCAAACATAGCTACTGCAAATGCAGAAACTAACCAAGCAAGAGAATTACCAACTTGGTATGAACAACCAAGAATAGTTGCATATTTATCTCTCTTTTCTTTTGTTTTATGCAACAAAGAATTTGCTCTAACTATAGATGACCAACCCATAGATTGAAAAAATCCATCAAAGGTTTCTAAAATCAACAACATTATAAAAAAACTACCTAACCAACCCATAACAAAATTAGCTAAACCAGATAAAATTATTCCCACCACAATATATAAATAAGGATTAAATCTTTCTGAAATTTGTCCATGTAAAAATTGACCAATTGCGTATGCAGCCATAAACCCTAAAGAAACTAACCCAAAATTATACAAAGTTAAATCTTTGTAAGTAAGAAGTAACGCTGGAATGACTATTCCTAAATTAACTTTTCCAAAATAAAAGATTGCGTAAGTAGTCCATAAATTCCAAAATTGTTTATTTGATTTCATTTTTTATCTTTTGTTTTATTTTTGTAGAAGATTGCATTGAATAATATGGTAAAATTACTACTTCTCCACCCCAAATACTTACAAGATCTTTAGAATTCGCTACATCTTCTGAACTGTGACTTTCAGATTCTATTAAAATGCTTGGATGTAATACTTTTATATTCGTATTAGGTAAATAAGTTTCTTGAGGAATTGCTAAGTCAACACATTTTAAATTAGTAATAAGTTCTAATCTTTCTTCAAAACAAATATGTGGTTTAGGTTTCTTTTCCATAACTGCTTCATCAGTTAAAACACCAACAACTAATTTATCTCCTAAGCTTTTTGCTTTCTCTAAGTATTTCAAATGTCCAATATGGAGAATATCTCCACACACATAAGTATAAACTAATTTGTTCATTTTAAGTTTTAGGTCCGGGTTTCTGAAATTTTAAGTTCGGGTTTGGTGGCATTATGTGTGTTTCTGTTATTACTTTTTGAGGATGAGATGTTAAAATATTTCGTTTCATAAAATATTCATAATGTTCAAGACAAAGGCCAATTACCTCGCCTGTACGTTTCAAAACAGCTCGCTCTGTACCTGGTAAAATACAATTTTTCCATTTACATTGAGTACTTCTGGCAGTTGGAACCATTATAGTTCTACTCCCACCTTCAAGGCCCTTTTAGCAAGAGATTCTTTATCCCATTCTATAGCTTCGATCATTTCTGAAATTTGATCTCTATCTTTATCGAATAACATTACTCCAAAATCCTGCTTATTTACTATATTTGTATCTATTGTAAGTTTTTCTGGTGTATAACCTATAAATTCTAACAATTCTTTCAGTTTATCAGGGTTATATGTTAATTCTGATAAATCAATTTCAAAGAACTTATTCTTTGTATATTTTTGTTTATAGTATTCAATTCTAGTATATGCCTCGTGAATATACCATAATCTAGTACCATGTAAACCAAATGGTTTATATCTAGGAAAATCTATAATATTTCTAGGATATGTTGGATCCAAATACCATAACCATTGATTTTCTATTTTTGCTAAGTCAAACCTTTTGTGATAACTATGTATAATATCAAAAAATTCTCTTTGTAATACAATTATTTTTAAATCTTCTGGTTTAAAGGCTTCAAAGATGTATGAAAGTCCTACGTGTAATAACATTGGATTAATTTCTACATAGTAGTCACATTCTATACTTTTTATATCTTTTATTTTTTGTTCCCAAAACTTTTTTGCCAATTCGTCTGTATTAAAATTATATGACAATAATGTAGAAAGATCTGGTATCTCTTTTCCAAAATTTAAACCTCTTTCTTGAAAATGAGTTTTTTCTTTAGGTAAATTCAAATTTAAAACATGTCCTAAATATCCTGTACCACTTCTTCCAGCACCCAAACAGAAAATATATTTTGTCATGTCTATAAAATTGTTTCCACCTTTTATATAATCACTCCATAAAAATAAATATACCGAAAAGTATATAAAAGATAGAGAATAACATATATTTAATGGCCACAATCAAGATTAGAACTAAAAGAACTTCTAGAAATCGGGCTGAAGAGTCATTAGAAAAATCATTAATTGAATGCCCTTTGTGTAATAAAAAAATTAAGAAAAGATTTTTAAAAGAACATTATGATTATTCGCATTCGGAAAACCTTGAGTTTCTTGAATACAAAGAACTCATATACCTTAAAAAAAAGGAGGAATTAAAATGAAAATGTCAAAAATTAAAGATAGATTAGATTCATTAGAGCACACATTAGAAAACTTTCGCATAATTTTAGAATCTTATTGCGATGAAATTAATTCGATAACTGAAAGGTTGGCGAAATTAGAAGGAAAAACAAAAACTTCACCTAAGAAAGTAGAAGGATATATTGAAGAATTAAAAGAAGATCCAAAAGTTGAAGAAATAATAGATGATATTGCTGAAGAAGATGCAAAAGAAGTTTTAGAAGAACAAAAGCAGGTTTTAGAGGAAAAACCTAAACCTAAACCTAAAAAGAAAACAACTAAAAAGAAGTGATAAATCATGTCGGAAGAAAAAGAATCAGATATTACAGTATCTTATGTTAGAAAAGTGAATACTGGGCAGTATGAAAATGCTGAATTACGAGCAACCGCAAGAGCATTTATTACAACAAATCCGCCTACATATTCAGAACATAAAGAAATATTAAATAATTTATGTGATGAAGTAATTGACGTAGTACATAAGAAACTAGAGGAAGCAACAGGACAACCATTAAAAAAGGTTAGTTTACCAAAACTACAAAAACCAGTAAATTCAATTATTGTTAAACCTAAAGATGTGCCTCCAGCAGAAGGTGGAATAGAAGAACTTATTAAAAAAGTTCAAAGCTTTAAAAAATTAAGTTTAGGTGATTTATAATGGCTAAATTTAAAAGTTTTTTGGAGCGAGAATTAAGAAAGTATGGATTATGGGAACATCATAACTTAAATATTAAAAAGATTAAACTTGACGGATCAAAAATTACGTTTTCAGATTTATATACCATATATAAAGATTATAATCATTGGGCACATTCCGTTAATAAACCTGGAACGTGGGCTGCATTTATGACTAAAATTATTCCTTATATTGATTATCAATTACTTGATAAAATAATAAAAGGAATTTATGAGTGGGTAAATGAAATTTCTTTAGAATATGATTGTAATTTAGACGAACTTATAACAAAAGATTACATTAGAAAAATTAAACAAAGTAAAAATCATACTCACAGTCCAAAAATCTGGGCTGTAGGATTAGTTTACTATTTGAGCGACATTAAACCAACTCAAGAAGTTTTAAGTAAAAAGTATGGTACAACAGAAGCCACTATCAGAAGCGTAACTAAACACTTGGAGGAATTGTGACCACTTCACGAAATACTTGGAAGAGCTTTGAAAGAAGAGTAGCTAAACAATTAAATGCAACTCGAAATCCTCTTTCTGGAATTGCTTCAAAACATACTGCAGGAGATATAATTGATGATGAATATTATGTTGAAGTTAAGTTAAGAGCTGAATTCAATTCCTTTTTAAAAAAAGAGTTTTTAGAAACTCTAGAAGAAACAGAACTTAACTCAAAGAATGAAAACAAAAAATGGTTGATAGTTTTTAAAAAGAAAGGATCTAAGAAAGAATATGCTCTTTTAGATTTTAAACTTTTGGCAAAACTTATTACCGATGCAAAAGAGATGAAGAAATGAATATAAAATTACTTACAAGAAGAAATGATGTAGCTAGATTAGTAAATCCTTCTGATCGAATGCACAGAAATTGTATTAGGTTAAGCCCTTCCAATTCATTCAAGCATGAGATGAAAAAAGCAGAATTATGTTATGAGTTATTAAAAGAGGGAAAAGAATTTATAACTGAAGCACGATTTATTAACAATAGTCGTGCAGATATTTTAGTATTAGATGATAGAATCGCATTAGAAATAGAAACAAACCCAAAAAACTTTGAGCTAAGAAAATCAAATTATCCTGTAGAGGTGCATTTAATATGTTTGGATTAGAACCTGATAAAACTTATTTGTTGCAAACAAAAGGTAATGGACTTCATTACGGAACAGTTAGTGAAAAGCAAACAATTGATAAAGTAATTTATTTAAAACTAAAAGATTGTGCAATGAAAACAAAATTTGCTACTTCATTTTATGATAGTAATTTAATACGATGGAGATATGTTATAAATAAAAAAGAAATAAAGTTAACTAGAGAAGAATTAAAAACTTATACCAAAAAAGAACTTGAGGAGATGTTAAATGTTTAAAAAATATAAGGATATAGAATTTGTCTGTACGTATTTTGATAAAACGAATAAAAAGATCGTAACGAAGGTTATGACCTTTGAGGTAGAACAAAATGACTGACGTATATTGGGCTTGCAAAAGATGTGGTCATTTACATTGTGGAGAACTTCCACCAGAAATTTGCCCTAATTGTAATCTTATTTCTAAACCAACTATAGAAATTAAATTAGGAGAAGATAAAGTTAGAGCTAAAGATGTTCTTTTTAAATTATTAGATACGCTTGAAGAAAATGGGCTTGTGACGTGTCTCTTTGGCGGAGTTTTGCTTGGAGCGGTAAGAAACAAAGACTTTATTCCTACAGACTGGGATATTGACTTATTAGTTATGGGAGAACACTTCTACAAAAAAGAGGTTATGGCTAAATTGTGTGAAGATTTTACCGAACAAAATATTCGTTTAAAATACAATTGGAGAAATTTAGTATTAGGACTAGAACACGTTAAAGACTTTGATGAAAAAGTTCTTTCGCTTTTAGAAGCTAATGTAATTTCTTTGTTGAAAAAAGAAGAACATTATTGTCATGAAAACTATCGAGGAAGGCATAAATATCCACATAAATTCTTTGATAACTTAGACACAATAGACTTTTTAGGAAGAAAATGCAATGTTCCTCACAATGTTGAAGAATTTTTAGCATATAAGTATGGAGAAGATTGGAAAACTCCGAATCCTAAAGGCAGAGGTAGACAAGATATAATTGATGCACATCAACACCAACAAGTAAAAGAATCAAAATAGCTAAAGCTTCTTACTTCTATAGCTATTTGTAATATCAATTATCGAGTTCCGAACTTGCTAGACATACTAAAACAAGCACCTGCAGCGTAATCAACCGAACATGTACCATTTATACATGTTTTTGATCCCATTGGGTATTTAAACCATTTACAATCCCAATCAGCTAAGCAGTCAGTTTTATTTCTATGTTCCATACAAGTATATTGTTGTCTTCTTTCAGGAGTAGAATTCCAAAATTGTTCTATTTCTTCTCCAGTTTCTTCACATCTATAAATTATTCTTGTTTGACACACAGTATCTTCACAAACTTCTACAAGTTCTTCTTGAGAAAGGGCTTTACACTCTTCGACAACGGATTCAGGACAAACACAATCTCCACAAACACAATCTGGGCATTCTGGACATTCTTCTACTTCATCTTGAAACCACGCATGACTTACAAATCCACCAAAGACTGATCCAACAAGAAACAGCGCAATGGCCACAAAGGTTAACATTTTCCATGTCATTCTTACTACTATGAATAAATGAATATATAAAGGTTCTGTTTTTTAGCGAAACGCTTTTATACTTGCCTACTAAATACATAGATAAAATGTTAGAAAATACGTTTGTTAGACGAAAACCCATAGAAATTCTAATTAAGTTATTGTATTTAAACCGAAATAAAAGATATATTACAGAAATCCATAGACAAACAAACTGCACATATACTCATATAGTAAAACTTTTAACAAAATTTAAATCATATGGATTAATAACTTGGGAAAAGGAAGGTCAGAAAAAAGTTATAACACTTACAGAACTTGGAAAACGCTTTGCTCATAAATTAACTGAACTAAACGACCTTATAACTGAATTAGAACCAGAACTAGAAAACTAACTCTTAGAGAGTAATATGATAGATACTGCCTATTTTCAACCAACTGATACTAAATGTCCTGTTTGTGGTAGTTTTGGAACTATTGAAGACGAATTTATGGCGTGTCCGCTCTGTGAAACAAAATTTACAGAATATGCTGTGCTAGAGTTAGGTCATAAAAAGTTTGCAGTTGGAAATAATTAGTTCTTATCATAAACCAAATAATGTGGTATTAGTTCCTCTATTTCTCCATCTGATACATATAGATCTATAATCCACGCGTGTGCTTGAGTATCCCAACCTTTTCTTCTTGATAATCCATTAGGTCCTAGAAATGCTCCAGTTTCAAATGCACTCATTCCTTTATCTGGCATATATAATGCAGAATGTAAATGTCCCATTAAAAACAAATCTGGTAAAGTTCCATCTTCTCTTTCTCTAGTTACCACTTGAATCTTATATCCTCTAGTATATGGTTTACCACCAGAAGGGTGCATCATTTCTATTTGAACTCCATTTAAATCAAGAAGTTCGTTATAATCTCCTAAGTATTCTATATCGCCTTGAGTTCTTTCTCTAGTTAATAGTCTTACCATGTTTGTATCATTTCTAATATCATGATTCCCACCAATAATTTTCATGGGTGCAGGTAAATCTGGAATAAATCTATTTGCATAATCAATTTGATTATCTATTCCTATTGCTTCTGGTTTTAGTTCGTGAATTTGTCCTTTATAAATATTCCATCCTTCTACTAAATCTCCTGAGTGAAGAATCATATCTACTTGAGCTTTATCACAATCATCTAAATATCTCTTTATAGAATCTTCGTAACAAGATTTAGCACCAATATGCCAATCAGAAGTAATTCCTAATCTATAATGTTCTTTTGGTTCTACAATATGCATATCTGGAGTCCATAGTCCTGAAGATATATAAAATACCTTTTTACCTTGAGCATCTAGTCTTTCTTCATAAATTGCAGCACCTTGATCTCTTAATTGTCTTAAATATCTTTCTGCTGTAGAACGACCGATTCCTAATGCTTCTATGTCATCATAAGTTAGTTTTCTTTCTTTAAGTTGACCTTCTAACGCTTCTAACTTCGTCATATATATAATTTGTTTTCTGGCGTTATAAAGGTTTAGAAAGTCGACAGACTTCTTTCTATCCTCTATTTTAAATAACAGACTTAATTAAGTGTGTTTAATTTTATCACAAACATATATATGCGATGAAAACAAATAAGTATATATTCCAATATAATGTCTAAACAAAGAAAAGGAACAAGGCCAACTCATGAAGAATTAGTAACCCAACTAGAAAAACGCCTAGCAAGAGAATGTAAATATTCTGCAATAGGAACTTATATGGTTTATTATGATGCTCGTGGAAAAGCTATTGGAGAATTAGATGTGTATGGGGTAAATTTGGATGAACGTAGATTAGATATTTATGAAGTCAAGTCTGGTTCTGCACATAAAGAAAGAGCAAAAGAGCAATTAAAACGTGCAAGAAGTTTTTTTAAACCTCACTTTGATTTTGTAGGTATTTATACTTATTTACAAGGAACTCTAAAAGAAGAAAGATAATTTATTCTAAATTGAGGTTTGTATTAAACTCTGTTCATAAGTTTTGCATATACCTACCGAAAGATATATAAAGAAAAGCATACCATATACAATACATGGGTAAAGAAAAGATCTGTCCTGAGTGTGGGAATGTCTTTATAGCTTCTCGAA